CAGGCTCAACCACGTCATCGACGGCAGGCACGATTGGTCAGACGCAGTACACTGCGTTTCAGGCGATCGGTAGTGTCCCGACCAGCACCGAGGTCTACATCTACCAGAACCGCATCAAGATCACGGACAGCACTGGTGGATTCCAGTGGTGGACCACTGATACGACCGTATCTCTGGGCATCATCTCTGTACTGCTGAGAACGCAGCAGGGTGGTGAGCTGGTCGCCAAGGGTGACGTTGAGGTCTTCTCACGTCGCTACACCTCGCTGTACGACAACTTCCGACTGAACGTATCGGCTGGTGGCTTTGCTGCTCTGCCGCTCGCATCGGCAGCTGACATCAACAACACGACCGGCTACCAGACCATGACAGGTTCGGCAGGCTCAGGCACCTTCACTACTGGTGAGGCAACTGAAGCAGTGTCAGGCGCAACCATTGTCATCACGGCAGTGGGCGGCACGGTGAGTGTCCCGATCCTTGAGTACTACCTTGTTGGTGACCTGACTGATCTATTCAGCTCAGGCGCACAGACACTGACTCAGGGCGGCGCAAGTTGTACTACGGCAGCGCCAACGGCTAACCCCGGTGGTCCGACCGAGACAGGTGCAGGCAACGGTGCCACAGTGACGATCTCCGCAGGTGACGCTAACGCTGACCATGATGGCAACGGCACCAATGAAGCCTACGCTGGCACGGTCGATGCACAAGGTCCGGGTGCCAATGGTGTCCCGGTAGCCACGGTGTACGAGGTCATCAAGTACAGGTGCTCGCGTGGACAGACCACAGACCTGTTCACTGGCATGAACCAGCCGGGTGAGTCGTATCGAGGTGCTGAGTCAACGGTCTACGTTGATACCCCGGTGAACACCATGGGTGAGACGGATGATGTGTCTTCAGGCACTGGTGACTGGACAGCGCGACTGATGAGTTCGCACACGACCACAGTCGAGCAGGATGTGAGTCAGGCGTTCATCGTAGTGACTGACCAGCAGACTTCGGTTGACGTGATCCTCGACGGTTACACCATCAGTGATGAGACCACAGGATCAGTCGATGTGGATACTGCTGGTGCAGGTGGTGCGATCCTTCCACTGGGTTCACCGAAGTCTTCACCGTTCGGCACGTTCACTGGTTCACAGCTCTTCGGAGCACCAGCGATCCTGTTCACTGGTCAGGCTGATGCCGACACACAGGCATACACACTGACTGATGCCGTAGGACAGTTGCGAGTTAGCCCGAACACCGTGACCTATCAGGTCAACAACACCGTCTCAGGTGACGTGGTGTACGCAGCTCGTGATACTGGCACACCGGGTGTCATCGACAAGGACAAGTACGGTGGACTGGCAGCACCAGCAGCTGGCTACAACCAGATCGGTGACTACTTCCTGAGAGTGGCTGGCAACATCTCGACCGATCCTGAAATCCCTGACGTTGCATGGGTGAGGGTCATCGAGAACACGCTGCTTCAGGAGCATCACTACGTGTACGACGCACTGGACAACACCAACGAAGAGTTCGACCTGCGTGGTCCGTTCACTGGTGGCACAGCGACAGTTGGCACGTCCGACACAGTGCTGGAGGACACGTCAGGTGACTTCGTGAACGAGAGCGCAGAGATCGGCATGTTGATCTACGTGGCTGGCAGAACCTCAACCTACGAGGTGACAGCAGTGACTGATCTGGACACGCTTCAGATTCAGCTCATCTACGGTGCTGGTGGGTTCGTATCCACGGATGCCTACACGCTGAACGCGCTGATCCAGACGTACGCTGCGACCGATGACATCCACGACTTGATCCTTGACCGGGTAGCTGATGGCACGTCTGTCAGCAACACGTTCATCAAGACGCTGGCAGCGGACTTCACAACGGTCTGTAACGTGAGGAACGGCAAGAACATCCTGCCATTCACCATCAACCAGAACGTCAACGACAGCGGCGCGAGCATCACGACTGTACGTCAGCCGGATACCATCGCCGTATAACAGGAGGAAATCATGGCAGGAAGTAGCAGCAATATCGGACAAACAGGGGTGGAGTCCATACGACTGAATGGATGTAAGGTCGAGGACTTACCGATCGCTGAAGCCGCACGTGTGCAGCCCCAGATAGCACTGGCGCATGACACGGAGCGGAAGAACAAGATTGCTGGTGTCCTGAAGAAGTATCCGACCCAACGGGTGGACTACCTTGAGGGTCGGATACGTGAGGCGAAGAAGAATCAGGAGAGCATGGCTAATCTGGCTCTTGCTGAGCAGCAACGCATCATGGAGTACCAAGGTCACATCGAGATGTGCAAGCACCGTGATCGTGAGATCGCACGCTTGCAGGCTGATACGGCGCTGGTGGGTTCGTATCCACAGACAGCTACTCTAACGCTGTTACAAGAAGATGCTGACGCAGCCATCAAAGCCCTGAAGATTCAGTTCCCGTATGTGATCGACAGGCTGGAGGCACAGATCGAGATCAGTCAAGCGTCGATCGAGCGCTTCAACAAAGTGGTACAGCGTGAGTCGCATGACATTGATGAGATGGGTCAGGTGCTCGGACTGTGCAAGCAGCGTGACCTTGAGCTACGCAACCTCGGAGCGCGTCAAGCAACAGGCTAATGGCAGACAGGACGGACATCACATACATCCAGCAGCTCACACCTCGTGTGGCTGAGATCGCGGCTCCCTCGACGGAGATCGTGATGCAGGACTATGTGGATACGTCTCGCCTTGAGGAAGAGCGGTTCCAGTCGATGGGCTTCGGTAAGCTCATCAATGCCTCTGGTAAGGAGCAGCTCGATGCCAACACCATCGTCTCGATCACGGTGCAGGAGCAGAACCTTCAGCTGGCATTTGCTCGACGCAATGACCCGGCTGAGACTGGCACGGTAACAACAGGGTCCGGTCCACCCAATGCGGTGGGCTGGATCACGTTCGTGGACACCAGTGCTGACTTCATTGCAGCTGGTGTGGCACCCGGCTCGTACATCATCAACTGGACTGATCGCAACACCAGTGACGTGGTGAACGTGGTGGATGCCAATACGCTGACACTGAAGACACCATTCAACGGTACGGACAACGAGTACGACATCGGTGATGCCTACTCAGTGTGGAATGTCACGCAGGTGCGCACGTCAGGCGGCAACCTGACAGCTGTTGATGAGGTGGGTGATCCGATCCCTGCCATCCTGCCTACGTGGGGCACGCAGGTGATCCTGCAAACGTCATCGTCTGGCACCATCTCAGAGCTGGGTGAGATCAGGTACGCAGCCTATGGTGGTGGGGTCAGTCTCGACCCAAGCAACCCGAATGCCATCAGCGGCACTGACTACCCAGCTGGCACTATGGCAGTGCCATCGGATAACTGGGCAGATGCACTGTCTATCCATGACACCTTGGGTCTGAAAAAGCTATTCCTCAATGGCACCAGCTACACAGTGCCAGCCAGTACTGATCTGTCCAATGACGTGTGGATCGTTGGTGGTGGCGCGACAGTCACCGTGCTTACCATCCCTGACTCTGCCAACACAGCCAACCTGCGTGTGCAGGACTGCTACTTGGAGTCGAGCTTCATTGATGATGCCAACCTTGTCGAGCGCAGCTTGATGAATGACTGCACCATGAGTGGTGGCTTCTACTTCGAGGTCGCATTCACTGGCTCGCAGGTCATCACCGGCTCTGGTCAGTGCAACATCTACGAGTGCTACTCAGGCGTTGCAGGTGGTGGGGCAGGACAGACACCGAGCTTCGATGTGGGTGGCGCAATCATCGCTGGTCGTGGTTGGACAGGTGGTGTCGAGTTTCTCAATAAGGGCACTGCGGCAGCGTTCTCATGGGACATGGACTCAGGTCGTGTGATTGTGAACGACAACAACACAGCTGGCACCATGACGTTTCGTGGCTTCGGGTTCTGGGAGAACGAGGACACCTATGTTGGCACCACGGTCGTTGATGACCAGCTGCACAACACAGCAGCCGTGGCTGACTCAGTGTGGGATGCACTGATAGCTGATCACTCAGTCTCTGGCTCTTTCGGAGAGTTCATCGTGCGCCGTCTGTTGACGGTCGCGAAGTTCTTCAGCTTGAGGACATAATGGACCTGCAACCACAAACAGCAGAGGACTTCGGCTACAGCTGGACCATGATGCAGGCTGAGCAGGCTCGTCGTGATCTACGCCAGTTCGTGGCTGATGCGTGGCATGTGGTTGAACCGGGCAAGGAGTACAAGGGCAACTGGCACATTGATGCCATCTGCGATCACCTCACGTATGTATCACTGGGTGATATTGATGACCTCGTGATCAACATCCCACCTCGTCACTCGAAGTCCACGATCGTGGCTGTGATGTGGCCTGCATGGGAGTGGTTGTGGCAACCATCGACACAGTGGCTGTTCGCAACCTACGCCAGTGCGCTGACCATTCGCGACTCGGTGAAGACACGTCGCCTGATCCAGTCACCGTGGTATCAGGAGAACTTCGGTGATGCCTACCAGTTATCGAGTGACCTGAACCAGAAGGGCAGGTTCGACAACGACCACAACGGCTACCGTCTCGCCACCTCGGTTGGTGGTACGGCAACGGGTGAGGGTGGCGACAGGATCGTGGTGGATGACGCGCACAACATGAAGGAGATCAACTCCGATACCGTGCGACAGGGTGTGATCGAGTGGTGGCGTGATGTCATGTCCACTCGTGGTAACGACCCGAAGAAACTGGGACGGTGCATCATCGCTCAGCGTGGTCACCACAAGGACCTTCCCGGTCATGTGCTCGCATCAGGTACGTGGGTGCATCTCAACCTGCCGGGATACTTCGTGCCAAGCAACAGATGCGTCACCATAGCGAAGAAGGACTCACCTCGTATCGTGCCTGCACAAGAGGGCATCTTCACGTTCGGTGATCACATCGAGCCGCTGGAGAAGGACCAGAAGATATTCGTTGACCCACGCACCAAAGAGAATCAACTGCTGACACCAGATCGCTTCGGTCCTGAAGAGATGGCGAAGCTCAGCTACGAGCTGACCGAGCGTGGCTTCGAGTCACAGATTCAGCAGAACCCATCAGCCAAGGGCGGCAACATCCTGAAGGAAGAGCACTGGCGTGAGTGGGTCGAGCCAGAGCTACCGGGAATCAACTTCGTCCTACAGGTGTACGACACCGCATTCGAGGAAACAGAAGAGAGCGACTTCAGCGCCCGGACCACGTGGGGTGTGTTCGAGTACGAAGAGCGCCTCGATCCGAAGCTGCCATGGACAGCTCAGTACAAGGGTCAGACACGACTGTGCATGATCCTGCTGGAGCGTATGAATAGGCGACTGGAGTTCCCAGAGCTGCGAGCCAATGCGATGGAAGCAGCCAACCTGTGGAAGCCAGACAAGATACTCATCGAGAAGAAGGCATCGGGTCACTCACTCGCGCAGGAGATGAGGCGAGCGAACCTGCCGGTGGCACGCATACCGATCAAGGACTCGAAGTTCGTACGCGCACACGCTGCCTCACTGGTACTGGAGCGCGGCTGTGTGTTCTACGTGAAGCGCAACTGGGCTGACGAGGTGATCCAGCAGTGCGGTAACTTCCCGGCTGATGATCATGACGACATGGTGGATACCGTGACGATGGCTCTCATGTGGCTGCGTAAGCGCTGGAGTGCTGAGTATCTCGATGACGACGACAACGACGACTTAATGAGCCACGCGACTGCTCCGATCAGGATGTACGGTGGTGGCGTGAGACAAGGGGCTTAAGATGGCAACAATGAATGACGCACCACGTATCAGTGAGATGCCGCAGGACGAAGAAGATCAGGTAATGGATCAGAACGTCGATGGTGCTCGCGTTCAGCGCAGAGGCAACAGCGCTGTAGTGGACTTCGCGCCCGGTGCGCAACGCATGTCTCAGGACGACAGCGATGAGCACTCTGCGAACATCATGGGTGACCTTGATGAGCGACAGCTGGCTGAGCTGGCAAACACAATCATCGAGTGGGTAGACGTTGACATCGAGTCGCGCAAGGACTGGGAGCAACGCATGGATCAGGCCATGGAGCTACTGGGCCTGAACAACATCCCGCTTGAAGAGCTTCCCTTCGAGGGTGCCTCTGCTGTTACCTACCCACTGATCGGAGAAGCAGTGGTGCAGTTCCAGTCACGTGCCATCGAAGAGGTTTTCCCCAGCGAAGGTCCGGTCAAGACCAAGATCGTTGGTGAGATGACCATTGAGGTGCAGGAGCAAGCCGAGCGCGTCAAGAATCACATGAACTACCAGATTCTCGATCAGGACAGCTCGTACTTCTGGAACGTCGATGCGATGCTCTTCTACCTGCCGTTGGGTGGCAGCGCCTTCAAGAAGACGTACTTCGACCCGGTTACAGAGATGGTGGTGTCCCGCTTCGTGAAGTCCACTGACTTCATCGTGCCGTACATCGCCACTGACCTGCACAGCTCACCCCGCTACACGCACCGCATGTTCAAGAACAAGTCGGTGATGAAGAAGTTGTTCGCATCAGGCTTCTACGAAGAGTTTGACCTACCCCCTGCCATGCCGTACTCAGCGGACAGCATGGAGGATCGCGAGCGTGAGCACGAAGATCAGGCTGACTCACGCACACCGGATACCCATACCGACGATGACATCTACACCCTGTACGAGTGTCACTGTGATCTGGAGCTGGATAACGGGGATGATGAGCGCTACGAGAGAGACGCACCGCTGCCGTACATCGTCACGGTAGAGCGCAACACCAGAAAGATCGCATCCATCCGTCGCAACTGGAAGGAAGAGGACCACCTGACGCAGAAGCGCATGTGGTTCACGCATTACAAGTACCTGCCGGGTCTAGGCTTCTACGGCTTCGGACTGTTGCACATGATCGGCTCTGTGGCTGAGGCTACTTCAGGCACGATCAGAGCGCTGCTGGACTCAGCTGCGTTTGCCAACATGCAGGGCGGCTTCGTATCCAACGACGCGAAGCTCAAGCCGGGAGATAAGCACATCGACCCCGGTGTCTACAAAGAGGTCAACATGTCAGCCGAAGAGCTGGCGCGTGCCTTCTACACACCACCGTTCAAAGAACCGTCGATGGCGGTCGCTCGACTGTTCGAGATTCTCAAGGAAGGTGGCAAGTCATTCTCATCGTCAACCGAGGTGTTGACTGGTGAGGCAAAGAATACTGGTCCGGTAGGAACAACCATTGCACTTATCGAGCAGGGCAGCAAACCTTTCTCAGCCATCCATAGGCGTTTGCACATGGCTGCTGCGGAAGAGTTTAAGCTCCGTGCTGAACTCAACTATGAGTTCCTGCCAGACCAGTACCCTTACAAGGTAGAGAACGCTGAAGGTGTGGTGATGCGCAACGACTATGACGGTCGTGTCGATGTCATCCCGATCAGTGACCCGAACATCTTCAGCTCGACGCAGAGGATCGCTCAGGGTCAGGCACTGGTCGAGCGTGCTGAGCAGGCACCTGATCTCTACAACCGCATGGAGGTGGAGAAGCGCTTCCTGAAAGCCATTCGCATACCAGACCCGGAAGGCGTGTTGCAGGTGAACAACCCGCAGCGTCTCGACCCGGTGACCGAGAACATGCGGATGATGCAGGGACAGTCAGCGAACGCCTTCATCGAGCAGCAGCACGAGGCTCACATACAGGTGCATATCAACTTCGTTAATGGTCTAGCGCCAGAGGCACTGGAGAAGATTGGTCCACCCATGGAAGCGCACTTGGCAGAGCACTTCGCCTTCAAGTACTTCAACGAGATGAACGCTCAGCTTGGAGGACAGCTACCACCACCGGGTAGCTTCACCGACGAGCAGCCCATGGACCCAGAGATGGAGATGCAGATTGCACAGGCAGCAGCGATGGTCCCAGAGTTCCAGATCATGGAAGAGGGAGAGTCGCTCGACCCAGAGCAGGAGGCATTCGACGCAGAGCAGCGGCGCAGGGATGAAGAGCACGCCAGAGAGCTGGACCGTCTGGACGAGAAGGCACTGGCAGACATCAACCGGCAAGACCTTGCAGCACTGAGTAAGGAGGACCGTGAAGACTATCTCGCCAAAGCGAAGGATGAACGCGAAGACCGTGCAGCCAAAGCGAAGAGCAAGCGTGAAGATACCCTTGCCGCAGCGAAAGCATCACGAGAGAAGAAGGCAGCAGCAGCGAAACCTAAACCAAAGGCGCAATGAAGTGGATAACGTCAAACCATCAGACGTTCGCGCCGCGCGCGAGTTCCTGCGCAAGCGTGGAGTTCGAGGTGTATCCCCTCGTCAATTTGCCCGATCCGCGATGGAATCCGGCATGTCATATCAAGCACTGCTCGGAAAACTGGCAGGCGTAGCAAGGAGAAAAGTAAATGCAAGTAACGATGAGAAAGTTCGTAAAGGACCTGATTCAAGGTCTCAATCAGGTGGGAGTGAATAGGGCTGTACAACTTGGCAAGGGTCAATGCAAAGACCACGCAGAGTACATGAAGCACGTTGGCTTCATTGCTGGCTTGGAGCAGGCATCGGCGTTGGCTGACAACATGCTCAGGCAGGTCGAGGAAGCTGATCGTGATGAAGACCTGCCAAGGATGGATGGCGGCAATGACTGAAGTCGCATTCAAGGAACCACAGACAGACATAGAGGTCGAGTTGCCACTACAGCCGGTTGGCTGGCGTGTGCTGATTCGACCGTACAAGCCCAAAGAGACGTGGGGTGAGTCAGAGCTTGTCGTGGCTGATGAGGCGCTGGAATCCGAGGAACTGCTGACCTACGTTGGTCAGATAGTTGCCATGGGTGACCAGTGCTTCAAGGCCATCACTCGCTCAGGTATCGACATGTCAACCATCGAACCCAAGCCGAAAGTCGGTGACTGGGTGATGTATGGCACCTACGGTGGGCAATCACTTCGTATGAAGAACGGCAACAAGTTCTTGATTATGAACGATGATGGCATCATGGGCGTAGTCCCTGATCCCACAGTGTTCAGAGTCTACTTGTAAGGGGTATAATGATGGGACAGGAAAACGAAATTGTTTTTGAAGACCTTCACGGTGTTAATGAAGAGGACGCTGTGGAAGTCGATTTGGACGCTGCCACGAAAGACGATGGCATCACACGCACTCCTGCTGATGAAGTGGTAGTGGATGATGCCGCAGGCGACGACGACATCGAGTTCTCTAATCTGCGTGACGCTGATGCCTCACCAGATGCAGGGGGTGATGATGCCGCAAGTAATGACAGTGACGATGACGCTTACTCCAAGAAGGTGCAGGCTCGAATCAAACGCGCCACACATGGTGAAAAGAAGGCAAAGCAGGAAGCCTCGTATTGGAAGACGCAAGCCGAGAACCTCGCGAAAGAGCAATCAACTCTGAGCAAGGAGAGTCTTGAGAGTAAGGTCGAACAGGGCAAAGCAGCTATTGAGGCAACGCTAGAAGATTTGGAACGTGCCGTTGAGGATGGTGACACCAAGACACAGGTGAAGCTGACCGGGCAACTTACGGATCAGAAGGCTGAGGTGATACAGGCTGAGGTTGCTCTTCAGGATTTACCAGAGAGTGGTAATCTTCAACCATTCAGTGGTAAAGTAGAAGATGAGTCCACAACGCAGTCGAAGGCTGAAGAGTGGACTGATGGTCACTCTGATTGGTACAGGCAGGACGGCTTTGAACGCCAGACACGCCTTGCCAATCGGATTGATCGTCAGCTCTTTGAGGAAGGGTACGATCCGAAGACGCAAGAGTACTTTGATGAACTCGACAGTCGTCTGAAAGAGAAGGCACCTGAACTCTTTGATGATGCTGCCGATGACGGTACATCGACAGAGCGACGACCCAAGAGGTCACCAGTCGCACCTGTTGGTGGAGCCGACTCAAGTCGCCAGCGCAGTAGTGGAAACAAAGTTCAACTTGACAGTGAGGATTTTGCAAACATGCGGCGCTTTGGTCTCGATCCGAACGATCCTAAAGTTCTGAAAGAGTACGCAAAGAACAAGCGTGAAACCCTAACCGGAGCAAACTCATGACTGGCAAGAAGACAACTAGAAAGAAAGTAGCACCTAAACCCGCTGTTACTACCCATGGCACAGACCATGGACACGAGTCTCGTGTGGACGAGATTTCGGAGTACGATGCCACCCACCAAGAGAGCAACACTGCATGGATTCGTCCAAGCAGTCTTGATGCACCACCTGCGCGAGAGGGAATGACTCAGCGCTGGGTGAGGCAGTCTGTCCGAGGTGCGGATGATCCCAAAAACTTGAACCGCTCGTGGCGAGAAGGATGGAGACCTCGTGCTCCAGAGAGCTTGCCAGAAGAATGGCGCATTTATGCCAACTTCGCGGACAAGGAAAACGGGATGATTGTGGTGGATGATCTCATCTTGATGGAGATCGACTCCAAAATCTTGGAAAAGCGGAAGGTAGCCACCAAGCGTGCTACGAAGTTACAAATGGCATCCGTTGACCATGACCTTGAGTCGTCTCAGATAGCTGGACATCCGATTGTGAAGGAGCATAAGACATCGGTGTCCCACCCCGGAATAAGGGTGGCTGACGATGAATGAGGTAATGTTCAATGGCAAATCTCGACGCAAAAAGCGGGTTTAGTCCCGTACGCCACCTGAAGGGTGGCACAGTGCGTTACGATGGTGGCTTTGTAATTGCTTCTGCTCTGGCATCCGACATCTTCCTTGGCGATGTGGTCATCCTGACCGGCACCGGCAAGAACATTGATGTAGCAC